CCCTCACTTAATCCCTCACCCATTGTCTCAACAACTACCGCTGCCTGTTCTGACGCGGCTGCTTGTTCGGCTTCATGGTTAGCAAGCGCTTCCGCTTCTCTCTCAGCTACGCCTTTTGGTTCGCTGTCGTCAATTATTCTTACCGATTTAAATTCCATTGTATTTAGATTTGATTTGATGCAAATTTAAACAAAAATTTGATATTATTTAACGAGGCTCAAATTCAGAAAATTCAAACCCGTCTAAACTATCTTCATTTGATTCAAAGTTGATGGACGGAAGATTGTTTTTTCTCTGCTCAATCAATTTGGATTGCTGAGTGTTTTGAATACTAATGCGCTTATCCTTAGCGCTTTCTTTGAAATCTTCTCGATCCTTAAGTAGCTGAGTATTCATCATGCCAAGCTCCTTGTTAAATTGGAACTCAATCTGCATTAACTGAGATTTAAGAGCGGCCTCTTGCTTCATTCTCTCAATATCGAATGCTACCTCAGCTTGCTTGATCTTAACTTTAGAGTTGGTCTCCATCTCAATTTTCTGCATAGCAACTTGCCCTGCCAACTGCTGAGACTTAAGTTGTTGCTCAGAAACAATGGCCTGCTTTTGCATACCCATCTTCTCTTCTCTTTGCTCTTTCTTCAATCGCTTCATCTTTAAAAGCTGATTCGCAAGCTTGATGTTCTTAACCTCTCGAATATCAATAGCATCCTCAATATCAATATTTCCTCTTGATAAGGCCATTTGAATATTGGCTTCAAGTTGTGACTTCTGCTCTTCATCAGGAGATACTTCGATGAAAATACCAAAGTCATAGATGTACAAGTCAGACATGCTTTCAAGCGTAGCCACATTGTACCTTCCTATCTGATTGATGAACTCATCTCTAAAGTCAGCGTACTGCAATATGTCAGCAACACGATACGTAAGCGCTTCAGCTAATGATCTGTAAATGAAAAGGCCCGACTCAAGGATGTGTCTTGTTGCCGTGTTTGAATTGAGCGCGGCAAGCTTTTGAAGACCAACCAATGAGTTGGGGTCAGGTGTAGATCCGTCACGAGCTTCATTCAACCCTGTTACCGTTCTAATCATATCCATGTAGTGGTTATAATTAGCGATCAACATCTGAGTTTTTGATGCGCCGGAATTGGATGTCAACTGAGTAATTGGAACACGAGCATTGTTGAACTCACCTTCCTGAGTATAGCTTCGTCCAATTACACTACCTGTTTGGAAGTACAATCTCAAAGCATCCTCCGGATTATAGGCTGCACCTGTACCAAGATCAACTTCATTGAGGCCATCAGCGTCAATGAATATTCCATCAGGAACAGTGCGAGCGATAACCTGCTGTAATTTTAAATGGGTGATTTGAATAAGGTCAGCGAATGGTATCATTCTTCTAACCAAAGATTCAATAACCCCCTTGTACATACGTGGAGCGCAAGCAACAAACATTGGTAATGCATGTTGAGAAGCCGACTTAGGTCTAACCATGTTTTGGGCCAATTCCCATTTAAGCAAAATGTTTGTACCCATAACCATAATACCCTCGTACCACACGTCGATAACCTTTTCAATCTTCTCAAAGTTACCCTCTTCCATCATTTCTGCAGGAGGATTGAATGTGTCGTCCTTTTCAATTATTCGAACACCGCCATTATCAAGTCTCTTCTTTTTGTAAACAATTCTTTTTGTAGTCTTGTAATTGAAGTAAAGAAGCGTGCATGAATCCTTAGCGAACAAACTGTTCTGATAGAACTGAGCTACATTATAGTAGTCGTACCAACTCTGACTGTACTTGGAGATCTTCTCAAGATCGTCATTGGTTAATGACTGATCAATTTTGTAAAGCTCTGTAAGAGGAAGCGTCTTGATTTCTCCCCAATAAAAACAATCCTGAAAGAAAGGATCCTCGGTGTAACTGTAAACAACATTGGCCGGATCAACATAAGATACCTTTACTCCGGACCCGGGAAGGAACTCATGCTTAGCAACTGATATACCAAGGACGGTAGCATCATAGTCAAGTCTCTTTCTGATGTCTTGATAATGATTGTCATCAAATATGGTATTGATTGCCTCTTCTTCAGCAATCTCAATAGCCGGCTTATACTTCAACTGCATGTGCAATGAAACCTCATCATCATTCTCAGGAAGCTCCTCAGGATCCATAATGAATGGATTGACTCCTGTCTTCTTCTGAATCATCATAAGACCATCCTTAGCAGCAGACTGCCCTTCAATCATTTCTTGATAGGCATTTCTATTTGACAAAGACAACGCATCCTGTGCGTAAGCTTTAACTTTGAAAAGCCTGTCGGCCATGCCGTTAACAACGATGTCAACAAATTTCGGTATAACAGGAACGGGAGTCCAATCCAAATTCAGATAAGACAAGTCTCCGTTTACAGAGAGTTCATTTTTGTATTTAGCAATAGATTGCTCTCCACGAGCGTAAAGTCTTAAATTATGGAAGTCCTTCCACTGAGAGTAAAACCTACAAGTACTGTTGTCTTTTCTAAACCATTCGTATTGTATGGCCTGACCAACTTGCAGCCCAAACTCCTTAGACGCCTTCTGTGCTTCCGTAGCCATTTGACTTGGAAAACTTTGGGACATCACATTTACTATTACATCTTTCATTGAATCAATTGGCTTGTGGTTCCATTATTTTTATACCTTGCGAAGTTAATACTTATTTTCTTTTCTTTTTTCTCAGGTATGTAAAGATGCTTCTGATTTGCCATGATAGCTAATCCTGAACTAATGGACGCATCATACTTTGTTCTGTTGTTTATATCAAACTTAGCCCAATCCTCGAGTGTTCTTGTAAACAGCATACTTCCCATTTCATCCTGCGGCCTGTATTCACCGGTCTGATCCAACCCTACAAACTTCTCAATGTAAGACTGAATAGCTGCGGCATGAGACTGCTTCACATCCTCAGATGAGTTAGGTATTCCACCAAGCTCACGCTCTGTAGCTGATAGCTTACTGTACTGCTTGTCAGGTCTGTTCATACAGAAGCCACGGTATCCACGATTCTTAAAGTGATACAGCAATCGAGGCTTGTTGTTCTCTGCCAACATAGGCATGCCATAAAACACACATGCCATTAGAACTTCCTCGAAGAATATCTCTGCGGTTTGAGGCCGTGCTATGTACTGCAAGAAGAACTCATTGATTGGGGCCTCATCCATGTGGAAAGTAGTTAAGCCGTGCAATGATCCATTCGATCCCCTGCCATCAACAACTGCCGAGATATCATATGAGTCACATCCAAATGCACCTATGTGCTCATTGCCCGGATACTTGATTCCATTTCTCACGTGAACATTATTGTTGAGCCCCTTCTTGGGTATCCAACTCACAAGGAATCTACCCCTGTCGTCAGGAGTAAAAACAACCTCGCTATCCTTTATTCCATCCTTCCAATAGAAAGACCCTCTTGTCAAATGATGACTCTGAATCATGGAGTCATTATAGTCAATCTGCTGATAGATCTTGGTCAGATTAAATATCGCTTGCTTACTCTCATCCCTGAACGCATGAGACTCTGTACGAGGGAACTGACGGTAGAATTCATTTAACGCATCAGGATCGTTTTTAAGCGACTCTACCTCCGCTTCCCAATAATCTATAGCCCCGTTCGTTATCCATGTCATATCGACGCCCAAAACGGGCTCAGCGGGCTTTCTAAATACAGGCTTGCCATAGATGTCTATGAAGCCCTCCATATTCCACTCCATTGGAATGAACAAAGAGTAAAGGCCTGACTTAGTTTGGCCGTTTGCATTTCTTGATGTGCAATCTGAATCTTCGTACAACTCTTTGAAGTTCTGACCCCCTTTGCTCAGCGCGTTTGAGGTGGATCCCATCATACACTTACCGATGATTTTACTACCCAATCGAAGACATGTTTTGGTTACTCGCCAATTCTCCTTAATGTTATTTGGCTTGGTCCATTTACCACTCTCGTCATGTATTAACAGCTTGAGTTTCTCACCATCATACGAGTTGTCTTCCGTATTCTTCCAATCGATTGTTGTGTCAAGACCCTTGATTACTTCCTGAGTAAAGTCAGACATGTTTTTCTTCGTAATCTTTGAAGCGGGAACGCGATACGCCAATTCAGTTTTCGGCTTATCCATTCCATCCATAATAGGTTTGAAGAAAAAAGGAAGGCGATTATTAATCGGAACCACCTTATCGGTAAACATTTTCTTAGCATCACCCCCTGTTTTTGATAATATACCTATTCGAGAATCCCTTGCCAATGTACCTACATTGACACACTCAGAAGCTGACATGAACGAAAATCCTGAACGACGGATCTTTAAGTACGTCATACCAAAACATCTCGGGTCGGCTTTGCATGCCTCCCAAAATATCCAATAGATTCTGTTTGCTTCCCGGAAGTCAGGGTATCCAACGTCAATACTCGACCACTGCAAGTACATCCAATGGGCGCCTGTAATGTAGGTGGGCTCACCATTGTTCATGAACCAAAACCCCTCGTCTCTGTAATCGAATTGGCTTTCGATGTAATCAACCCATCTGCTTTTAAAATCAGAAGGCATCTCATTCCATTGGAATATGGTTTGAATCTTAGCTAATGCCGGAGGGATTTCAAGCCTTTCCCAATACTGTTCCTCCTGTTTGTTATGCCTCATGTAGCATTCTTTTGGAGTTGGAGGTAGGGCTATATTCAATCCTGATATATTGATGATATCACCAATAGTCCCTGACTTGGATATGACTACAAGATCATAATCCTCATGGTACCCATAGGTCCAATTCTTTGCCGCGTTTCTTTTACCCTTTACATGATCTGTAATATGGTCTTTCAGTACTCTATAAAGATTACCTTGATCTACGTTCTGCAAATCCTTGTTTCGATTCAACTTTGCTTTGGCCATTGCTTTCTATTTCAAGAGATTCCCTCTCCAATTCTATCTTGTTCAATATCTCGAATGCATCGAAGATAGCGATTCTTTTGGCAGCTGCAGCATTTTTTAATCGATCTGCCGCTAATGCAGACATTTCCCCGTCGCTATCAACTTGCTTCTGAACAATCTTTTCTTCAGCAACCTCAATCAAATGTTGAACAGCTTTGTACCCCGCGTCAATAATGCGGAGCTTTGTTTTCTTTACATCATTCTTCATGGCATTTCCTCCAAAAAAATAACCTGAATCAATCTTGATCCTTCCCCTTCTCCAAAGTTTTCATAGATACTTCTTGAATGAAGGACATGCGAATCAAACGCAACCATTCTATTAAACTTGGATCTAACAATACATGCAGTCACTACTTGATCATCATAAAGCGTTGTGCCGTCCTCAAGAGGTTTCTCTTCATTGAGGTAGAGTATGGCTGTCACATCACCCATCATATCATCACGATGAATGAAGTTGGGCTCTATCTGATTGTATGGGGACTTGCGTATGAAGTTGAACTTTACAAAGTGATTGGGAAATAATTTCAATACCTCCTTCTCAAACTCATCATCAGATCTCGGCTGTATGTTTTTGAAAACTTTACCGCCATCTCTGAAGTCTATGAATGGACAGTTTAAAGCCTCTTGAACATAGGTCTTAGGATCTTTTAGCATGTCGTCCAATATCAAGATATTCATAGCTTAACTGTAATTTGATGGTCAAATATTCTATACATCTTCTCATCATCAATCGTAAACTCGTACTCGCTCTCCGGAGAGAATATAACGGTATCCCCTTCGTTTATCCCTTTAGATCTAAGGTAAGCATTGGGATACATCATCACCCCTGTTAAAGGCTCCTCAGAAAAAGGCTTCTTTATTACAGACTCAATAGCAGGGATTGGTTTTACAAAGCAATACCGATCATGTGCATGCCACCCCTCGTCATTACCATACATAAAGAACTGATCATACTCAATCATGAATACGTCTTCCTTGAAAAAGCTTTTGCCGCTCTTGCGCTCACCCTTCATGTCGTTGTAAAACTTAAACACGTTGTGATGAACAACAAGCGTATCGCCGGGCTTAATCGGTCCGGTGTATCCGAGTGGAGTTTCAACAACTTTGGCAAATCGATTCGAGAACTTATGATCCTCCTCAGATGTATTGACAATAATATCTACGCCTGATATCGACTTCGTGTTATTGTATCTACTTCCACATGGTTTTGTTATAAAGTAGAATGGTGATTTCATTAGAAATCTATATTAAATTCAATTGAAATTGGTACGGTATGACTGAACTCTTTCCAAAGAGTCACTTCTTTTCTGTCGTTGGAAATATAAATCTCCAAAGAATTTTTTGCAGAGTTTTTCTTGATGCAGTAAACATCATGACTACCGCCAAGAACCTTTTGCCCTACAATGTAGTGCATAGCTCCGGTCTTGTAGTCAGGGCCTATTGATATTTTACGAATATCACCCAATCTGATTTACTGTTAAGATAACTGATGGTGTCCCGGGATGAACCACTCCGGGAGCTTCTGTCTCAATAACCAAGTCAATGTCACTTGTTGCCCACATGATTTCAAAATAATCGTCGGCAACAGCGTCAACAAAGAAGTTCCAAGCAGCTACATTGTATGAATTCGCATCCATTACAATTTTAGTATTAGTATTGGAAATAGCAGTTCCATTTTTGGCAAGCCAAATATCAATCGTGCTTGAACCTCCGGCTGTGTCATGAAGCTGAGCAGAGAACTGTATGTTAAAAACACCTGTTGTCTGAACAGTAATCTTGCTATTATCCACAATAGCTACATTGCTTTCAAGATCAGACACGTTATAAGTTATTGCCGTTGCTGTGTTGATAGCGGAAGCAGACTGAGCTTGGTTACTATAGAAAGATCCATACGCCCCGTAAGTGCTCTTTAGTAAATTAAACAATTCACTAACAGTGAAGTTCTTTGTTGCATTAGCATTCTCTACATCTGTTCCGATAAGTAAATCAGAAAGCGTTGGAGCAACTGTTGGGTATGTACTGATCTTTGCCATTATGATAATGTTAAAAGGTAAAGCGTTTGATTGATTAAGCCGAGCATTTCATCCATGATATTCTGAAGCTCTGAACTATAGTACTCTCTTTCTGAATCAATAATCTTTTGCATCTCTTTCAAGTGAGATATTGATTCCATATTTTTGGATTCAGGAATTACAATCTCAATACGTTTGTTCCTGCCAAAACAAACCTCGGTAAATTTGTCGGTCAAGTCAAGGATTCCATCATAATACGCACCCAATGCTTTATGTTCAGCAAATGATGTTGTTTGAAGATGAGCGATATGCATCGCATCTCTTGATTGAAATAATATTCCAATAAATTTTCCGGGATTCATTTTACTTTTCTTTATATGTTATCGCGCCGGTCTGAACATTAATGATAGCATTCTCGCCGTACTTTTCAATTAACTTCTTTTCATTTGCTCCGAACTCAGCCTTCAACATCTCAACACCTCTGATGATACCTTGCTTTTGTAGCTCGATATCTCCAAGAGTAATCTTTGCTTGAGTGAATTCAGATTGCATTTTTTGGATCAATGCCAACTCTTCTTGGGTAACAACTGTCGCTTCCATTTGATTTAATTATTTTGACAAAGATAATAGAAAAATCTTATTGTGCGTTTCTCTTGATGGAACTACCAAAGTAGTATCCAAAAATAGATAGCACAACACCCTCAGTGATACCGATCAAGTGGATCCAAATCTCTTTGTTCTCCTCAGGAATGTGAAGGAAAGCAATGGCGTACACAATAAAGGCAAACGCCAATAGGCCAATGATGCCCGTAGCAATAAACATGAAGTCTTTGTTGTGAAGCTTCGCAAGCTCAATCTCGCGATTACGAGCAGAGTGCCTGTCCTCAAACTCAATACGACCCTTCTCGATCATTTCGTTGATCTCACCAATAAGATTGTCTTTCTCTTCCTGAGTAAGATCCTCTGCCATGTTGATCAGATTCTTAGCAATGCCAAGAGCCCCGCTATCGGGCAGGATATCGCCAACCACATCCAAGATCTTAGGTGACTTGTCTTTTAAGAACTGACCAACTTTGGTGTCCCTGAATTTCTTTCGTGGTTTCTTATCCATTATTCTTTGATTTCAAAGTGCATCCAATCGTAGTCCTTCTCTACGCCAAGGGAAATAAACCCATGCTTGTAGAAAATGTCAATCATTGGTTTGTACTCAGGCTTAGCAAAACGAGCAGTACGCTTGGTTTCTTTCAAAGTATTTCGGGCCGGATCCAAGTCAATGGCTATACCCCAAGCGTGCTTGGACCACTCATTACCATTTCTCATCTTGCGATAGTTGAAGCACCCGCCATATAAATCGATACCGAGCTCAACGATCTTCTCGTACCCATAGTGATCCAATAGATCTTTGAATACAGCAGAGAATTTGTCAGCAACAAGAGCGTGACATCTAAGCTTTGTTACAGTTGAGTCAATATCCCAAGCAAGTCGCATAGGATATGGAAGATTCACGGTAACCAAGTACTTATCCCCGGTGACAGATGGCTGTCCGTACTTCTTAATGATTTGAGTTGTCGTCATCATCGGCCTTGACCTTTGTATTTTTTGCAGTAGTTCTTACTACTCTTGGATCCGCTATGCTTTGTCTTTGCATGAACCCCTTTTCTCTGAACCTTAGTCTTGCTAATCTTCTGAGTTGCTACTTGCTTTGCCATCGATTTTATTTATTCGTTTGATGTAGTACCAAATTGCAAAGATTCCGGTGATGATAGCTATCAAGCCGGAAAAAGCTGATATGATTGGTTGAAGCTCAGTAGCTTTAGCCGCTACAGCTGTTATCACAGACGTTGATGCCGAGGCTGCCGCTACTGTTTCTTGAACGTGATCAGTCTTCATTACATGTTGTTGTAAATTGAATACGCTGTATTCGGATTATTAGCGAGTAAAGATACAAAATATTCCAACTTTAAAACGTCAGTATTAAAGTCGTTGATCATATTGGCCTGAGTAGGATCTTGACTGTCTAAAATGAAAACTATATTCCCTGTTTTCACCTCGTAATAACCGTCTCCCAAGTATTCGTATGTGTATTCCATTACTTTATTATTAACCCGAAACCGTATATCAGGGCATTACTTGCCGTCACCTGATTTAACTTAATACTGATCTCATCTCCATCAGCAACATCAAATTGATTTGAAGTAGTCGTATACAAAGCTCCTGCACTTCCGGTGGCTATAATTATAGTCATCAATGTATCTACTCCATTCTTGCGTACCGTAGCTGTAAATACACCCGTCATTGCTGCGGATGTTCTGAAATACAATCCGGTTACTCGACCATAAGAAGTGACAATCTTTCTGTAGTTCTCAATAGTGGCTGTAGTAGTAATGCCGGGGCAAATATAAACGGTTGTTGCGGCAGCTAATGTGGCTCCATTTAGATTACCAACCAATGAATACCCCTTCTTATCCACGCCTAAACCTTGCATCAACTCTCTTTGGCCAACCCGTATGTTTTGACCGGTAGTTGGGTTGTAACCAACTAAGAAATCATCTACTGATGTAAAAAGAGAGTTTACAAACTCTGAAAATTTAATCGGCATCTTATTCTGATATTATATCAATCCCACCTTCTGTTATTAAATCAATATTAGATTCGGATCTCACGTTATTTAAAACGGCAGGAGAAGGTGACACCTTCCTTGATCCGTTTACACTTACCGATATTGATATTCCGATTCCGCTCATTTTACCAAAAAGCTACAATCTTTACAGGGTCTCCTGATGTAGATACTGTATTGTAAATGTTTAACAACTGAGCAGGGAAAAATCCTTGAGTTAAGGTAATACCTTGAATAACATTTCCTGCCGCTGTCTTTATATCACATCTAACAACATCAGATGGGGTATTTGTAGACAAATGCAAAACGCATCCTTGATTTTGACCTGCAGGAAATACTTTATATTCGTCTGTAGTGGCGACAAATATGTCAGCATCCAAGGTTAACTCACTTCCATCTACGCCTGTCACAAATGTTGAAGTGCTATCTGTTATGTTATAGACAACATCTCCAATCTTAAAGTTTAATTCCTGAAAGTTGACAGATGAATCGATCAATTTTCCTACGGACAAAGAAGATGGGCTACCTTCTTGAACCCCTGATGGAAATGGTATATCAAACTGAGAGCTCTCAATAACATTTAAGGCTAAGCTTGGTTGTATTTTTGGTGTTGGCATGATAAAATTTATTTATTTCCGTAAGGGAAAAGTTCGTTTAATTTATTCTTCCTTTCCTCACAAGGCTTGCATGTCTCCTCTTTTGAAACAGCGTTAACAAGCTTTTTAATACCTGTAGCTGTGGTGATCTTCTCAATAGTATCACCAAGCCCCTTGCTTTTCTTTTCGGGATGGTAAGTAATTCTCATCGTTTTCCGATTAATGAATTCATTTTGGGACCGATGTTCAACATTGAATCGCATCCACATGAGTATCCTTTGATATTTGCTTGAGGAATATTAAGCAATCTTCCCTTTGTTCCTGAGTTCTTACTGATCAAAGAAACTAACTTGGTGTTTTCTGATTTCATTTCTTTTTCTTTTTACCGGCTGTTGCCATTTGTTGAAACTTCTTTTTACCATACTTCTCACGGCCGATTGCAGCTGTGATAGCATCAGCAGATTTCTTGCTTATTCCCTGCTTGTTTTGAATCTTCTTGCTTAATTCGCTGAACTTACTCATAAGGCAAAGATATAAATTTTTCCGATTAAATTTTCGAAACTCTTTTACCCATACCAACCCTTGATTTTTCCGCTTTCTTCGCGGCTAATTTGGATGGTGATATTTCAGACTTTGTAACCGGTGTCTTTGAAGACACTCTCTTTGATGGGCGGCAGTATTCATTCTTACCACCTGCACCACATGCTTTTCCTGTGCGGGTATCCACCCACTTCTCTTTCTCCCAACGCTTGAGTGATGTACCTTCCTCAGATTTTTTTACATTACCTGAAGCCTTCCTGCATTTGGCAATAGCTTGCGAAGCTCTTGCTGATGGAAAAACATCATACTGAGCTTTGACCTTTTTGTAGCAGGCGTCTTTCATCAGTACTTCCCTTTTCGATTCGAAGGATTAGATGTGGTCGGACCACCGGGTCCTTTCCACAAATACTTGCAAGCCCAATAACGTGGCGTCAACTTATCATTGGCCGTATCACAGCTATGTCTTGCTTTGAAACTCTTACGAGCTGCGGCTGAGTAATTATTACCATAGCCTTTGGCTCCGAAGTGGAGAAGCTTTTCTTCCCCACCGGAGCATGCTTTTACCATATTCTTCTTGCCGGGACGGTTTGAAGGAACAGGTTGGTTACACTTCAGATTCTTCTTGTTCGTCATCTTCTGTAACTTGAACATTCTCGACAGCTGCTTCAGGAGTTGCAACTACATTAGAGCGGTAAGCTCTTGAAGTGTGTCCATCCCATTTCGCATTTACTGCTGTTTCAACCAACTCATCCTCGATGATTGGTTCTGCTTTTTTTGATTTTGCCATTTGTTTGGATTTAAAATGATTGTAAACCTTGAAGACCTTTAAGACCTTTAATCGATACAGAAGACTTCTTAGACTCTTTTGCTCTTTTGCCATAAGCATCTTTTAATCGTTGAGTATCAGATTGCAAAGCTCCCAACTTCTCTATGACCGCGTTCTTGAACGCGATCTCAGAGTTGTCTTTCTTAACTTGCTCGGCCATTACTTTTTCTTTTTGGGCATTGCTTTTTTGAACATCTTTTTTTCAGAAGCCTCCATAGACTTTGACTCTTTTTTCTCATGAGCCATCATCGCTTTCTTAGATGGATACTTCTCCATACCTCCGTACTCGGAGACCATTCGCTTAGCTGCAACTTTCTTTGCCATTGTTAAAAGCCTTTATTTAATGCCTAATTTTTTACGCATTGATTCAGCTCCTGATTCAAAGGATTTCTCAGTGTTCTTCACAGCATTTTGAATTCCTTTTGCAAAATTAGGTTTAGCTCCTGCATCTAACCAAGAATCCATGGAGTTGTTATAGTTTTCGTTTTGCTTTTTCTTTTTAGCATCAAAAGCTCTTGCTTGAGCAGGAGTCTGCTTTACAACAGAATCAATGCCTGCTTTGATTCGATCAGCATTTTTCTTTTCTTGAGCGGCTTTACGTTGAGCCATTCCTTTTGTGATGGGGTCTTCACCATTACCAAATTTGGTAGCGAATTTATCAACGTCTTTGTTCTTGAAGTTGATTGAGTCGTAATCCATGTTTGCCATAAATTTTTATAGTTTAACTTTGCACAAATGTAATCAAATTTATTAAATGGAAAATCAACCCAACGATTATTTAAAGTTTTGGAGGGTCATCAGGTATTACACCTGTGCAAAGTACAAACTATCACCCGCTGAACTTGATATGTTACTGTTCCTCAAGTCAGAAGAATATTTTGACACCTCAAAGTTTGAAGAGTATGACGAGATCCTACCTTGGGATAAGCGGAGACTACAGAAGCTAATGCGTGAAGGTTGGATTGAGGTGTTCAGGAAACACACCTGTCAAAGAAGGGCGATCTATACGCTTAGTCTAAAATGTAAAAGGATGCTCTCCACCGTCTACAAAAGATTGAGCGGTGAAGAGATCCCTACAAGTTCATTTAACCCACTGTTCAAGAAGAACGTCAAGTATACTGACAAGGTCTACCGGAACATGATCAAACAGATGAACGAAACTATTCGACAACAACGACATCAGACTCCCGAATGATCGTGTACTGATTGTCACCAATGATCATAGTGAAGCTTTGGCTTTTGTCAAAATAGATCTTGTCACCCTTTTTAATGTTCACCACGTCAGTGCCGGGCTCAACCACGACAGCTCTGCGGTATCTGAATTGGTCCATGTCTTTCCCTGATAGTATCAGGCCTGACTCAGTCTTGGTCTCACTCTCGGTGATTACGACCACAATGTATTTCCCTATTGGTTGCATAGTTTAAAAGTTTAGTTCATCACACCATATGGGGGTCTTCTCACCCACATACGATCCTCTTACGTTGTACTCAAAATGCTCAATCGCATCATCCACGTCCATGTCATCATCAAGGCACAGGATTGAAATGCATCTGCTTACTGAATAGATAAGTCGCATTGAAGTGGTGTCAACACCAATCACCGCCTCGTCAAACCCGTCAGCCTTTAAAAACTCTTCCTCAGGGAAGTTCTCAATTATTTTATCGATCATCTTGTTGTTTTTTAGGTTGGCCATCGCCAACATTTTGTTCTCTCTTCTTGCTCTGCCCATCGTCTCCTCATGGGATGACTGCTGCCAAATGATAGCAGTCACCCCAATTACGAAGACAAATGAGATTATACTAATGGTCAGCCTTTCACTCTGCGCTTGTCTCATAGCTACGGGCCATTGTTACCACGGTGTCAGTACTTAAGATGGTCGTTGCCACGCTCACAGCATTTTGAAGCGCACTACGCGTCACCTTTAACGGGTCAATTACACCCATCTCAATGAGGTCACCCATCTCACCGGTCTTTACATTGAGACCATGCCCGGCAGGTGTACCACCACTGTAGACGTTCTGCATGCAAATGCCACGATTGTTTAGGATCTGATTGATCGGCGCATCAAACGCGTCCTTTAACATCTCAGATGCAATGACAGCCTCCTTGTTGTCACTATTTGCCCATGCATACGGGTCAATCTCAGCCAAAGCTTTACCGGCCCCGGGTAAGATCCCCTCCTCAAGGGCGGAACGAACAGCACATACGGCGTCATCTACGCGGTCATAGAGCTCTTTTTGCTCAAGGTCAGTGTTACCACCCACATAGATCACTCCGATGCCTCCTGTGAGGCTCGCAATGCGCTCCAAGATGTGGTCCTTGTCAGATTTTTTGGTAGCATTGGCGTGAGCCTCCCACAATTGGGCTACTCTTTCGTCGATCACCTGCTTGTTTACCTTGCTATCTGACTTGATAATGATGGTACTATCATTTGATACTATGATTTTCTTGGCATGTCCAAGGTCAGCATAGTTGATAATACCCAAATCATCACCGGTTTTCTCGCTGAAGTAGGTTGCTCCTGTGCTAATGGCGATATCTTGCATCAGCTCATGCTGTTTGTACCCAAAGTTGGGTGGCTGAACCGCACAAACTTTTAAGTTACCCCTCATTACGTTGGCCGCAAGTGTGTTGATCACATTGGCTCCACATGGAGAGATGATAAGAAGCTTCTTCCCCTCACTAATGATTGGTTTAAGCACGTTCTCAATCTGCAAAATATTGCTTATCTCAATGTCAGCCACAAGAATCATCACGTCCTCATACACGCACTCGTCCTTTTTCTGATCATTGACAAACAATGGTGACAAATACCCACGGTCAAACTTAAGACCCAAGGTCGTCTCAGAATACGTCTCAGCATTTTGTGATCGCTCCACCGTTACGATCCCATTCTTACCAACAGACTTATACACCCCGGCAATGATACTGCCGATGTTCTTGTCATTGTTGGCCGAGATGGTGGCAACGTCAAAAAGCATTGAACTCGTTAGCTTCTTTGCACGCTTACGAAGTATGTCCACCGCCTTGTCGCTCATGTCCACCAAGTTGCGAAGCACCTCAGTACGATTCACCTCAGATGTTATTCTCTCAACACCACTCAAGACCAAAGCCTCAGTCAAGACAATCGCCGTAGTAGTACCATCACCTGCTGCGGTAGCAGTTCTGTCCGCCGCCTCCTTCATCATTCTAACCGCAAGGTTCTCCACCGGGTCAATTAGCTCAATGGACTTAGCCACTGTTACACCATCCTTAGTGACCGTAAGGCCATGGGTGTGACTCAATGACTCAAGGACCACAGTGTTACCACCCGGGCCTAAGGTTGATTTGACCGCTCGTGCCAATTTTTGGACACCGCTGACGAGTTTACGTCGACCTGTGTCACCAAAGAATAAATCCTTTGGATTGTAAGTTTGTTGATTTGGTATCATTTGATTAAAATATTTGAGCAAATATATGGAAGATTAAAAGAAAATGCAAGGAAAAAATGAGTGTGTCTATGTAATGTTTAATAAATGTTTGATTGGTGTATTGAGTGTGCCAAATGTCAGGATAAGTTCCCCCCTTCTCTATATATATATATTTCCCTTTCTTTATTTTTTATATATTCTATTTTATTCTTAAAATCGACATAATCGACATAAAAATAATAATATATTAATAATCAATAAGTTAGAAAAAATAAAACGTCGTAAAAACGTACACAAATAAAAGAAGTTGTGTCGATTATTGACACCATAAAAAAAGGGAGACCAATGCCTCCCTCTTTTAAATAGTCCATTTTGGTTTATTGCTTGGATGTGATGGACCAAATGGTTCCGATCAAAGTCATCAAAGCACCAACAATGTCAGATGCCATTCCTTCAGTCAAGACTCCTTTCGCCATGAGAATACCTCCGGCAAAAGTTAGAACGTGGCGTATGATGCCGAGTAATTGGTCCTTGCTCATAACATTGGGAGATGAAAAGGAGTAGCAATCATCTGACCACGTTGAAAAGCCTCAGAGTACATCTGAACTTTTTTCTCACGCTTCATCTCCTTACGAGCAATAGCGGAAGCGGTAATACCCATGACAGAGTCAGGACGACTGTTCATTAGGCGCCCATCACGAACAGGTAACCCGTCCATGCATGAGCTTTTGTTTTTAGAGTAGATCATGGAGCAAAGATAGCAATTTAGATGGTAGTAGTGTTGGGGTTATACCCCGCCGCACGCTGACCACCCGCCAACCGAAAGTCACCTCAAAACAAGGGGTGGGGGGTGCGTTTCCTAAGCCCCGCTCCAAATTTTTGGCGATTTGCCCGCGCCCCGTTAACCCCGCCACCAAGCGCCCCCGCTCCGCTCCGCGCCCGCTCCGCGCCCGCTCCGCGCCCGCAATATTGCGCCCCGATATAACGCCCCGCGCCCCAAAATTGCGCTCCGTTTATTGCGTCCTGTACGCGTGAAACATCCCGTGAAACATCCCGCAAATGATCCCCAAAGCACCCTATTTTTATTGTACTTTAATGCAACAAAATAGAGAGTAAAGTGTCTTTGAAGACACAAATAGACGAAAGATAAACCCCGCCCCCAAGCCTAAAAAACTAAATTTTCGCGCCGCTTAAACACCTTCTGAAACCCCCGTAAACATTGGCAAAAGTAAAATAGTCAAAAAAAAAATAGGAATTAAACGAAAGTTAAACGTATATTTGCCACCGCTACGATGAACCGCAATAAAGCGCGACGGGATAGCATAACTAAAATAAAGTACTATGTACACAAACCAAACCAACAAAGCTTTAAAGCTTAACCAAGTTAACGCGTTAATTAACGCAATAAAAAACAGCGACGTAAAGCGCTTTGAAAATTCGCTAACATTAGCGGGGCTAATTGCCGACGGCAATAAGTGGCTAAAGGACGCCGAAGGGCAAGCGTGGCTAAAATCTACAAAGATGGCCATGGATGAATTCATCCTTAAAACGTACGGTTTTCAAAAAAGTTATTACTATAAACTGCTCAAGACGGCAAATGTACCCGCGGACGTGGTAAAAGAATTCACGGCGCAAACTACAAAGCTAAAAAATGAGAATCTAAGCGCCCCCCTATCAATTGAGGCCTTACTGAAATATTATGCAGAGGCAAAACTTGAGACGGCCAAAGATAGCGACGGCGACGGCGACGGCGACGGCGAAAATGAAGCGCACGAAGTAAAAGCCAAAGCTAAGGCCGTGTTAACATTCACATTTAAAGTTGACGGGTTCGAACCGGTAAGCCTAAGAATCGACGACGACGGGCAATTTAAGACACAAAGCACCGGCGACGCTATAGCTGTGGCGCTTGATTATCTTGCGCAAGCCGTAGCGGGCGCGGGCTTAAGCCCTAAAGCGCCAAAGGTCAAAGCTAAGGCCAAAGCCAAAGCACAGCCAAAGCCAAGCACGGCCAAAGCGCCAAAGCCAACAAAACAGCGCAAAGCCGAGATACTAAGCGCGCAAGACTTCACGTTTTCAGAAGTTACAATGGACGACGTATTTTAAGCCCTAAAGCGCCACAATGATAAGCCCCGCTAATTAGCGGGGCTTATTGTTTATATATACTTTTTTAAGCCCGTAACAAGCCCCGCGCGGGCTTATTGTTTTGACGCAATTAGACGCCATTTAAACGGCGTTTAAACGTCCTTTGACATGTAGATATACCTTAAGCGCTTAAAGTGTCTTAATGAGGCTTAAAATAGGCCGTATATAAGCGCGGGCGCTTATATGTAAGCCTATCGTATACGTGTATACATTCAAACCCCGCATACATGCGCGCGGGCGTATTGTGTCTTTAAAGACACTTTTAGGAGCGAAGATTCTAAAGTAAAGCGCGGGCGCTTAATTACGTCCAATGGAAACGGCGCGGGGAAATTTCCGTGTGGATATTTGCGCGGGAACGTGTGGAAAAAAGATAGTGTCTTT